GTTGATATTTTAACATGGTTTTTCATTTCTATCAAAATTTGTTAAAATATCAACCCTACCTATCATTTTATTGTATAATTCTTCTAAACTCTTTTTGCCTGATAATTGATTCCATATATTTAACCAGTCTCCATATTGTTTATCTATTTTTTGTCCACCAATTTCAATTTCAATGTAGTCTATTATTGCATGACCTATGGAATCTACCCATGCAAATTTTAAATTAGTATCCACATATTCTTCATATTCTTCTTGGGCATGTTTCATTTTTTTAAAATAATAATTTTGTAAGTTAATACATTTATTTATACCTATCAATAATGCGCTGAATATTATCTCTTTACAATCAGATGATACAAAATTAGAGGCTATACTTTGTAAACTAACTTCCTGATATATATATGATTCATTATTTGCCATTAATTTTTTAAAATTATTTACTATTGTTGTATTTATTGGCTTATCAAAAATCTTATTTATTGTCTTAATGATTTTTTGTGAATCATTATTATTTTCCGCTATATACAGATCAAAGGCGTTAACATATGCTGATCTATTTATAGCCAAAAAATCTGTTACTATTTTATAATCTTTGTCTCCTTTCCTCTTATTATTTAATAAATTTGATGGAATTTTTGGTTTGAATCTTTGTAAATTTATCATGGGTAATATTATTTCTACATAACAATTGTTTATAAGATCACCTACTTTTGGAATTATTATTGTACTTGTTCTACCAAAACCTACTGGATCATCAAAATTTAATTTTACTGATTCTACTGAAAAATTAGTATATCTTCTGTATACTGTTTTAAAATATGTTATTTCTGGATTCCCAGTCAAATATAAATCTTGATTTCCATATGTTACAATTTGTATTAATCCACCACTCATTATAATTATATTTACCGAGTATAATTATAATGCCAAAAATTTATATTTTTCGAGAACTCGTGTGAGAAACTAATAGGAATAATATTACTATCACTAGGATCACTATTAAAATTCCTTTAAAATAAGTTCCTTCATAAAAATTACTTCCAATACTTTCATCTAATGTTTCTATTCCTGTTGGTACTGGATATGGGGCTATTAGATTTTGATTCATTTGGTTCATTTGGTTCATTGGATTCATTTGCGGATATTGCATCATTTGTTCATATGGTACCGTTTGATTTGGATTCATTGGGTTCATTGGATTCATTGGATTCATTTGATTCATTTGATTCATTTGTGTTTCTTGTACCGGTGAATTTTGTCCAGAAACACCTTGTGGGGTCTCTTCCATTTCTTCTGATTGTGAAGTTTTCATATTTCTCATCATATTTGCTGGTATTGCTGAAGGTTGAGCTGAAGGCATAGTTGGCATAATACCATACATATTACGTAAAATAACTGGTTCTGTATTTAGTGGTGCATTTTGTGCTGTTATTATTGGCATATTTAAATCATCTGGATAGAAGTAATAAGGATATGGATCAAAACTGAATGGACTTTCGAAAAAATATGGATATCCATAGAGATCATTGTAATAATCTAAATCATAATCGTAACTTGTATAATCATAATAATTATTTCGTCGCCAATTTCTTTCCCAATTTCTTCTATTTGGTCTACTATAGTTAGAATTTGAACTTGGTCTATTAGGCCTTGGGGAAATTCTACTAGAATCATAACGAATACTTGAGGTGGATTTAGATTTAGTACTTCCATCAAAATATTCTAATTCATCACTGTTGCATTGATTAAATCTCATTATTATATAATAACTAACTATATATTTATTGGTCATATCAAAAAAAATGATGAAATTTATTTTTTAAATATCCCATTTCTTACAATACTATTATTACAAAATGTTCGGCAACGTTAATATTTTTGATAAGAGGAAAAATAGAGGCATTGTACAAAAATTATATCTGGTAGAAATATTAGAGGCTAGTGATGATCTCAAAAGAGAATATATTGTTATGGGATCAACTGGTAATGTCTACAGAGTCGAAATAAGTGAAACACCCACATGTACGTGTCCTGACTATGTTCAACGAAAATGTAGATGTAAACATATATATTTTATTCTACTGAGGATTATGAAAATCAGTAAGGAAATGGAAGATAAACAAAAATATTCTAATGATGAACTTGTAACTATGTTTCAAAATATCCCAAATATCACAAATAATTTAATTGTAGGTGAAAATATCAAAAAAATTTATATTAAAAAGAAGAATCCAGAATTATTAAAAAAATCTAAAGATGATTTGTGTCCAATTTGCATTGATGATTTAGAAAATGGTGAAGACCTGGATTTTTGTAAAGGATCTTGTGGAAAATATATTCATGTAGAATGTTTTAGTATGTGGTGTAAGAGTAGAGGTATAAAAACTTGTGTATATTGTAGAGCAAATTGGATAAAGGAATCTGATTACATAAATCTTACAAATATTTAAAAAATTGATTTATATTTAAAAGATATATAAATTTTATATTCTAAGTATGTCCATTCAAACTGTTTTGAAAACAAAAAAATGTAGACCAAAGCCTTTATTAGATGTATTTAATGCATTGAGAGGAAAAATTATTACCAAAATTTCATATGATGAAGGTAATAATGTACCTGAATTTGACTTTGTAATAAATAATTATTGGCTAAATAGTAAATATGCTGTGAGTATATATTTTCCATATATTGAATGTACTGGAATTTATACACTGAAAAAATTCCATATGTTTTATGAAAATAAAGAATATGATTGTATAAATCTGGCAACTAAAGAATATACTGAATGTAGAGATGAACTTTATAAAATTGCAAATGATGTGTATATAGAAATAATCGAACAAAAGAATACAGAATATGAAAAAATATGTCAAAAAATTAATGATTCATTGAAGGTATTGGATGTATGGGATATTATTATAATCATTTGTGTAATGTTGAGAGTTTATGAATCTATCATTATGAATAAACATAAAATTTTGTAGATATGGTATTTATATGCATGATTTATTCAAATAATATTTGAACAATAAAAAAATAGATTAAAATGCAATAGATTATATATTTTCATCTTATAATTATAGTATTGATCCACGCATTAGAGATTTTATGGTATGACCCTGCTGTATTTATTTAGTTTATCATACTAGTAAAAAATTGAAATAAATAATGAATAAATTTATTTCCCTAATACTATTTAGTAACTCATGTCGAAATCTGAACAAACACCTATTGACCCATTAGAATTGGACCATCATTTGGCTCAACCAGCTAACGAGGGATCATTATTATCATTAGCATGTGCATTAAATATTAAATTGAAAGATTTTGAAAATATTGACAACATTTTTGGAAAAAAATGCTCTGAAATTAGACCATTAGTTCAACCATTAATTGATTCTGTTAGGGATCTCTATCATCAATATTATACTGCTGATTCAGCTGGTGCAACATTTGATATGATTAATTCAGTCCTATTTGGAAAGTTTACTAATACTATTAGAAATATTTCTGGGGTGAATAAAATTGATCCTAGTTTGTATAATGTTCCTTCTAAAAAGAGTCATTTCCATATGAATATTAAATCTATTGTTGATTTACTCATCAAAAGATTACAATTTTTCGATTTTGTTTTGGCTAATGGTTGGAAATCAAGATTTTGGGAAGGACAAAGATTATTTCATCAAGGAATTAATAAAATTGTTGTTACTCATATCCCACCTTCTATTGAACAAGTTGTTTACAGAAGACCTAGAGATGATGATGAAGGTGATGAAGATGATGCCGATAATAAACCTACATTTTTGTATGGTTCTACTATCTATGAAGTAATGCCTGCTCCTAAACCGGTAGATTTATCTAATCCTCAAGCATCTGGTTTAGTTGCTCAAACTATTAAAATTAATCCTATTGTTAGTCAAGTAGCTGCTATTGTAACCGCTGCTACTATTTTACAACAGGAAGAGAAAGTTAAAAATAAAGGAAAGGAAAAGAGTGTACCAACTAAAGAGAAAGAACAACATGATAATTCTAATAATTGGCATGAAGTAAATTCAAAATCAAGAGGTCAACAAAAACATAAAGGCAATAAGAAATCTAAACGATAAATTTTGTTCTATTTATTTATCAAATTTACTAATAATCTATATTTCTATTATGGAAATTGCGTCTGAAAAAATAAGATATAAAAATAAATATTATGGAATTATAAATGTCCAATATAAAGATATATATTTACCCCTACTTCTAGATTGGAAAGATTTTATCAAAATAGATAACCTTAAAAAGGATTGGAAATGTAATAAATATGGATTTGTTTCATGTAATCATACTACTAATAACATATGTAAAGAAGTGTTTATACATAAAATAATTATGGCATATAAACAGAGAGATTCTGGCAAAAATAAACTAAATATGCCCATCATACATATAAACAAAATTGGTTTAGATAATCGTAGAGATAATTTGTTATATAGCAACACTAATCATTTTTTTAATGTCAAAAAGAAAAGAATAATAGAACTACCTCCAGATTCTGATATAGATGTTCAAGATATCCCAACATTTATTTCATACATGAAACCTAATAAAACTCATGGTGATAGATTCATGGTTTCAGTAGGCAAAATAAAATGGAAAACAACTTCATCAAAAAAATTTACATTAAAACAAAAATTAGAAGAAGCTAAAAAATATTTGAGAACCCTACAAGAAAAAAAACCTGAATTATTTAACGATCATTCTATGAATGGTGATCCTTCTAAAAAGGCAAAAATATTACTTAAAACTTTCTATTCAATAGTAAAAAGATCCAAATATAATTATGTTGATCTTATTAAAAAAGAAAACTCGACAAATACATATTTAAAAGAAAATGTCAATAAAATTAAATCGAATAATACTAAAAAATTATTGAAACAAAATAATAGAAATAAAAATAGTATACTTGATAGTCCAGTTATAATAAAGGATAACCAAAGAAATACACAAATGACTAAGAATTTACCAAAATATTGTTATTATAAATTGCCCTATAAAAATAAAGGTGATTACTTTATTATCAAGAATCACCCTAAATTAGAAAAACCATGGTATTCTAAAACTTCTAAAAAAATTTCATTAGAACAAAAATATAATCAAACTATGGATCATATTAAATTATTGAATCAATAAATTAATCCAGATAATCCACTCATTATTTTGAAAACATTATAATTAGTTGCATAAATAAATAATCTTGATTTTTCATTAAATTTTTTGAATAAATTACTTAACCATACCCAAAATGTTGTTTTATCTATTTTAGAAAAATTTGATGTACCTGAAGGTTGATGATCTTCTGGATTTAAACTAAAAGAATAAACATTAATACCATCTCTTGGACAACTACTATGATGCATCTCCGGTTGTAAATAATTGAAGAAATTACCTGATCTTTTTTGAATCCTATCTTGACTATTCAAACTTAATTTTGCATATTCAACTGGATTCTTTTTGCCTGTTATTAGGTTACCATAATTACAAAATTGATTTACATGAATATCATTTGATTCTACTCTATTATCTTCATAAAATTCAACTGGAATGCTTATATCTATTTCTGTAATATCTGATTTTAAATTTCTAATTATTACATCATTAAATGGTGTTATTTCTACATTGGCTCTTATTTTATCTAATAAACTATTTCCTCCGAACTTCAAAGAATTTGTATTGATCCATAAAGATTTACATGGACTATTATTTATGACTATTATTTTTTTATTATTTGATATATATTTTGACTCTACTTTTTCGTATCCTTTATAATAATTTTCTGAATTATCTAATAATATCATACTTTCTCTCAATATTTTTTTAGAACATCTATGTATTTCATTTTCCCAATCATCCTCATGTGTATAACATAAAAATTTAGTACCTGATGTATAATTTCCATTTTTAATCCCCCATATTAATTCTTTAATTGGATTTGTAAATGATAATTTTATTTTCATCAAATTTTTGTCTACATTTTGTTCAGAATATTGTAATTGTTCTATTAAATATTCATGACCCATAATTGCAAATTTTTCTCTTTCTGCTATATCTAAATTAACATAATCTGTTAATAGTGATGCCGATAATATATTTAATTCTGATAATTTATGATAATTAAAAAAACTTTCATTCACTACCACTAATTTTTCTATTTTTTCAAATTCTACTATTACATATATATCATGGTATTGCATTGCTATCATTGGTAATGCTAAACCACAATGTCTATTAAACCAAAATTGTAGAGGTATATACAAATCATATTGTGGTTTTTTATTGCTACTTAATTCTGTCATTCTTGGTACATCACCTATCAATTCATTATACCCTTTCTCATGATCTCCTTTTCTTGTTAATTCATACCATATGTCTAACCATTCGCCATATTGTTTATCTATAGTTTGTCCACCTATTTCTACTGTTACTGATTTTATTATTGCATGACCTAATCGCCTGACCCATGCAAATTTAGCATCATATTCTGGTGTAAATTTTGGAACAGTGATATGAAGAGACATTTTAGTTATTAAATCCCCCAATCTATTTAATTTAATTTTACATGTTTTGCCAAAATTAAAACTATCTGGAAATTCTTGTTCAAATGTTTTTATGCAAAAATTGGTATATCTCCTATAAACTGCTTTAAAAAATGTTATTTGAGGATTTCCTAGAAAGTACACATCTTCTGGACCGTACATTACTAATTGTATTGTGCCGCCTGCCATTGATAATATTAGTTAATAATAAAAATTTGAAATTTTCACTATAATTATTTACTTTATTCAATATATTAAAATATCACTATGGAAGTGTTTAATTATCTACAAAATAATTATAGTGACATTTCTCATCAAAAATTATTACAATTAATTTCAGATCTCGAAGTACATACAGTGAGTCGCAAAAAAAGAAGAAAAAATAAGAAAAATGTTAATACTACTAATTCTTCTATATTATTGGAATATTTTGACAAATGTAAAGTTGATCAAAAAAATTTGGACCTATTATTAACAATTCGTGGGCAAAGTTATAAATATCCTAATGGTTCCACTATTTTGCATGAATATGTAAAACAAGAAATTGTTGAATTTTCGTGTATTAAATCTATAACAAAAAGTTTTTCAAATTTAAAATTAGTAAAAGATTCATATTCACTCTTACCTCTTGATTATTATATATCATCTCATCATAAAAATAGTCTTAATCCTGATATTTTAACTGAATTATCAAATAAAAATGAATTGTCTGATAATTATTTGATGGATTATTTAAGAAATAATGATAATCCAAATAATGACATAATTAAAGCTATGATTAAATTATGTCATATTTCTATAACAGATGATAATGATGATAGTGCATTGTCATATTATATTAAATACTCTAAAACTATATCTGAAGAAATTATTAAATTATTGATTTCTAACGATATAGTGAGAAAAAAAAATAAACAGGGACTCTTTCCATTGATGATGTATTTTAAACTTTTCAAAGAAAAGACTATTGTTGGCGATGATAATCAAATTGTAGTTTCTATCTATTTTCGAGAAATAAATACATCTTTTGATGATACTAACAATAGTGTCTTAAGTTACTATATAAATAGTAGAACTTCATTTTTTGATATCAAAACCAATTATATAAGTTGTTTCGTTAGTCCTGATAAATCTAACTTAGATTTGTATAACAGTGATAATAGTTTACCTATACACTCAATACTAAAGTTAAATGCATCTAATTTTTTTCAAAATGGTTTTAGTACATACGTTAGTATTGTTGAACTACT